CATTGACTGTTGCCTCCTGCCTGGTGAGATAGTCGCTCAGCGCTTTGACCGTCTCATACAGGGGCTTGGACTCCTCCTGCATGAAGCGGTAAACCGTGGCCGGGTGCACGCCTGCGTTCTCGGCCACCCTCTTGAGATTGGCATCTTCCAGCCGTTTCTTGATTTGCTCAACAGTCATCATAAGTTGCACCTCTGAAAATATATTTGCGGGAGTGCTTGCACTATACCCGATTTTCGGTTTATGATTCGATCACACCACAAACAGATTCCCTGACAGTGGTGCAAACGCAAAGGAGAGCCAGATGGCTATCAATTTGAAATCGACCGGAGGTCTGACCGCCAATGGAGTGAAACTTTTGGTGTACGGTGCAGCAGGTGCAGGCAAGACCACGCTGGTGCAAACGCTGCCCAATGTGATCGTGCTGAGCGCCGAAGGTGGCCTGCTGTCTATTCAGGACGCAGACCTGCCTTATATCGAGATTACCAGCATGGATGAGCTGAAGGAGGCATTCACCTGGTGCAAGGAGAGCAAGGAGGCCGCAGGCTTTGAGTCGGTGGCACTGGACTCAATCAGCGAAGTGGCCGAGGTGGTGTTGTCGCATGAGATGAAGAAGTCCAAGGATGGACGCGCAGCGTACGGTGAGATGAACAGCACCATGCAAGAGCTGATTCGCGCATTCCGCGATCTGCCTGGCAAGCATGTTTTCATGAGCGCCAAGCTGGAGAAGTCCACCGACGAGATGGGCAAGATGCTCTACAACCCAGGCATGCCTGGCAAAAGCCTGACGCAGGGCTTGCCCTATTTCTTCGACGAGGTGCTGGCGCTGCGTGTCGAGCGAGATGCCGAGGGAGTAACGCAACGCGCGCTCATGTGCGACTCGGACGGATTGTGGCTGGCCAAGGACCGCAGCGGCAAGCTGGATGCCTGGGAGACGCCGGACCTCACCGCCATCATCGCCAAGATTGGAGCACGAGCATGAGCGACCTTAAAGCATTGAGCGCCGACTGGCTGCGCCACAAGACCGACGAGGAGAAGTCGGTCGCCGAGCGCCGCAAGATTGAGGATCAGATCGTCAAGATGCTGAAGCTGCCCGAGTCGTTTGAGACCACTGAGACTGCTGAGCCGCAAGGCTTTCTGGTCAAGATTGCTGGCCGCATCGACCGCAAGGTCGATGGCGACAAGGTGCAGGAGCTGGCCGCTGAGTTTGGCCTGACCGAGCACCTGGCCAAACTGTTCCGCTGGAAGCCTGAGATCAACATGGCGGTCTGGAAGGCAACAGACGAGGCCATCACGAAACCGCTGGCCGGTGCAATCACGGCCAAGCCTGGCCGCCCTTCTTTCAAAATCATCACAAAGGACTAAATCATGGCTTTCCTGAACGAAGAATTCAACGTCAACGAAATGCCGCAAGGTAATGGCAGCTTTGAGCCGCTGCCTGCTGGCTGGTACACCGGGACCATTTCGCAGGCCGAACTGAAGGCCACCAAGGCTGGCAATGGCCAGTACATCAAGCTGCGCTACGACATCACCGGACCTACGCACCAGGGCCGGGTGGTCTTCGGAAACCTGAACATCAAGAATGCAAACCCCAAGGCCGAGGAGATCGGTCGCCAACAGCTCGGCGACATCATGCGTGCTATCGGCCTGGCTAAGGTGACCGACACCGACCAGTTGATCGGCGGCCAGATCGCCATCAAGCTGGAGGTCAAGGAGGACGCTCAGTACGGTGCCAGCAACGAGGTCAAGGGCTTCAAGTCTGTGTCCGGCAGCGTGGCGCCTGCTGCTTCGGCAACCCCTGCCACGGCATCTGCGCCAGCTCCGGCAAAGCCTGCCAGGGCCGCACCGCCTTGGGCTAAGAAGTAAGGCAGAAAAAAAGCCCCCACCTTGTGAGTGGGGGCAATTGGCAACTACAAAGGAGAGAACCCATGAAGATTCCCGAGTCAGAGCATAACATTCAGGCGCTGATCGACCAGCACCATGAGGCGCAGTCCGAGGTTCCCAGGCCGCACCTGGGGGCCAGCACGTTGGGCCACGTGTGCGATCGGTGGCTGTGGCTGTCGTTTCGCTGGGCTGTGCAGCCGAGCTTCCCAGGCCGCATCCTGCGCCTGTTTCGCCGTGGCCACCAGGAGGAGGCCAACATCATCAGCGACCTGCGTGCTATTGGCATCGATGTGCGCAAGGTGTCCTCCCAGCACCGGGTGGACTTTGGCAGCCATGTCTCTGGCTCGCTGGATGCCATCATCGACAAAGGCGTTCCTGGAGCGCCCAAGTCCAAGCACATTGCTGAGTTCAAGACCGCCTCAAAAAAGGCATTTGATGACTTGGAGAAGAATGGCGTGGAGAAGTCCAAGCCTGAGCATTTTGTCCAGATGCAGGTCTACATGCAAGGCACCGGCATTGACCGTGCGCTGTATTTGACCGTTTGCAAGGATGACGATCGCATCCACACCGAGCGCGTGAAGCTGGACAAGGACGTGGCAGGCAAGGCCATTGCTCGCGGCCAGCGCATTGCTTTGACCGACCGCATGCCTGAGCCGATCAGCTCAGACGCGAGCTGGTATCAGTGCAAGTTCTGCGATGCGCACGAGTTCTGTCACAAAAGCAAGACAACCAAGCATGTCAACTGCCGCACGTGCGCAATGGCCACGCCACTGTCGGACTCGACCTGGCACTGCGCCAAGTGGGACGACATCATTCCCTTGGATACCCAGCGCAGCGGCTGCGAAGCGCATGTCCTGCATCCTGACCTGGTGCCCTGGAAGCGCAAGGACGGGCCTGATGAGTTCACGGCTGTCTACGAGGTCAATGGCGTGAACATCGCCAATGGCGACCCTGAGCAGGAAGGCGTCTGGGGAAGCAGGGAGCTGCTGGCCAATGCGACCGCCTGCACCAGTGGCGACCCGTTCATCGCTGAGATGCGCAAGGACTTTGGCGCGAGGGTGGTGGGATGACCACATTGCGTGAGTACCAAACCCGCACCATCGACCAGCTCTATGACTGGTTCGAGGCTGGTGAGCCAGGCAATCCCTGCCTGGTGTTGCCGACCGGCTCGGGCAAGAGCCACATCGTCGCCGCCTTGTGCAAGGATGCCTTGCAGAATTGGCCGGAGACCGTGGTGCTCATGCTGACGCACGTCAAGGAGCTGATCGAGCAGAATGCCCAGAAGATGCGCCAGCATTGGCCTGGTGCACCTCTTGGAATCTACAGCGCCAGCATCGGCCGCAAAGACCTGGGCGAGCCGATCACGTTTGCTGGCATCCAGTCTGTGCGCACCAAGGCCAAGGAGCTGGGTCACATAGACTTGGTGATCATTGACGAGTGCCACCTGGTCAACCACAAAGACGAGGGGGGCTACCGCAAGCTGTTGGCCGAGCTAAAGGCCATCAACCCTGCGCTGCGGGTTGTGGGGCTGACGGCCACGCCTTACCGTCTGGGCCACGGTCTGATCACCGATAAGCCTGCGCTGTTTGATGCCCTGATCGAGCCTGTCAGCATCGAGGAGCTGATCTTCAAGGGCTACTTGGCCACACTGCGCTCCAAGGTCACCAGGGCCAAGCTGGACACCACTGGCGTGCACAAGCGTGGTGGCGAGTTCATCGAGTCCGAGCTGCAGGCCGCTATGGACACCAAGGACAACAACGAGCGCGTGGTGCGCGAGATCGTCGAGCTGGCAGGCGAGCGCAAGGCGTGGCTGGTGTTTTGCACAGGTGTCAAGCACGCCGAGCACATTGCCGCAGTCCTGCGCCAGCATGGGGTGGCTGCTGAGTATGTGACAGGCGAGACGCCAAAGAAGGAGCGCGAGCGCATGTTGGCCGACTTTAAGGCTGGCCGCCTGCGTGCCCTCACCAACGCCAACGTGCTGACCACCGGCTTTGATTACCCCGACATCGATCTGATCGCCATGCTGCGTCCGACCATGAGCGCCAGCCTGTACGTGCAGATGGCAGGCCGGGGCATGCGGGTTAAGTCGCACATCGACCACTGCCTGGTGCTGGACTTCGCTGGCGTGGTGGCCACGCACGGTCCGATCACTGCTGTGCAGCCGCCCAAGAAGGGAGGCGATGGCAACGGTGAGGCGCCGGTCAAGGTCTGCGACAACTGCGGGGAGCTGTGCGCCATCTCGGCAACGATTTGCCCTTCCTGCCTGCATCCATTCCCTGAGCGCGAGCGCAAGAAGCTGGAGCTGCGGAACGACGACATCATGGGGCTGGAAGGCAGCGACCTGGACGTGACAGCCTGGTCATGGCGCAAGCACCTCAGCAAGGCCAGTGGCAAGGAGATGATCGCCGTGACCTATTACGGTGGCCTGAGCGATCCAGCCATCACCGAGTACCTGCCTATCATGCACGAGGGGTATGCGGGGCAGATGGCCATGCAAAAGCTGGTCAACATGGCTGAGCGCAGCCAGATCGTGCCTGGTGGCCTGAACGTGCAGTCGCTGGAGGAGATGGTGGCTAACATGAATCAAACGCAACCACCGGCCAGCATTGAGTTCAAGCGTGATGGCAAGTTTTTCAGAGTAATGAAAAGGATATGGGCATGACCACCAAACCAAACACCAGACCGAGCGAGCCGGAGTTTTTGATTCAGTGGCGAGAGTGGGACAAGGCCGGGCCGCCCCAGTGCTGCCACACTTGCGAGCACTACGGGGTCGATGGCCTGTGCGTGGAGTTCTTCATGACGCCGCCCGAGGAGTTTGCCGCTACGGTGGATGGCTGCGACAAGTGGGAGCTCGAATGTCCGTTCTGACCGACCGGCTGCCAACCGAGCACGAGGAGCAGCGCGAGCTGGTGCGCTGGTTCCGCCAGACTTGGCCAGGCGTGCGCATCTTTGCCATCCCCAACGGTGGCGCGCGCAGTCCGGCCACCGCTGGCCGCCTGAAGGCCGAAGGCGTGAGCAGTGGCGTGCCTGACCTGTTCATCCCTGCCTGGGGGCTGTGGGTGGAGATGAAGCGCACCAAAGGCGGCAGCGTGAGTGCTGAGCAAAAAGGCTGGATTTCATATCTGGAAAGTGTTGGATTCTGTTGTATAGTGGGAAAAGGTGCGGAAGCTGCCAAGGGGCAGATCAGTGCCTTTTTCAAACAATACAAGGAAATTTTATGAGCACTCGCATTTACGTTGTCACGGACACAGAGACCAACAAGCACCGCCTGATTCGTGCTGGAAACCAAGCCCAGGCCATCAAGTATGCCGCCCAGACCCGCTTTGACATCGAGGTCGCTGGCCAGGATGACTTGGTGAGCCTGCTCACCAATGGCGTGCCCATCGAGCTGGCCACCAGCCAGGCCACTGCTGGCATGTTTGAGGACGCCATCACAAATGCTGGAGGGACTGACTGATGGTCCCACCCAACGCCAAGACGAAGGATCGCTGGATGACGATCCGCATCCCTCCGGATGTGGAGCTGGCGCTGCGCCGCC